GCTTTTTTTAATTTTTGATATTGCGGGTCTTTTTCTAAAGCAGTATTTTTACCACCAAAAAATCTATTTCTTTTCATAATTTATTCCTAATTAACACTTCCACCTTCTACGAGCCTGTCTAATTCTTGAATTAGGGTCGTTTCTAGTTTCGGCTGAACTATTTTTTAACTGTCCTGCAGACCTTGCACAATAAGATTTTCTACGTTTAGCAGCTTTACTGCCTTTCTTTACTTTACCTGTAACTGCTGTTTTTAACTTAGAACCTGGATTTGCCTTACGATAAGCTGCAACTCCTTTTTTAGTCATACCAGCACCAGACTTAGTAGAACGATAGTTAGCACCCTTACCTTTTGTTGTTTTTCGTATAGGGTTTTCTCTTTTCCTTATCGGCATAAGTATTTAACTAAGACTTTCCGCCTCTAGCCTTTCCTTTGGCTCTCATAGTCATCTTGCCACCACGCATACCGCCTTTAGGTTTCATGGTCATTTTACCACCACGCATACCGCCTTTAGTAGTCATCTTACCACCAGCCATACCACCTTTGGCTCTCATAACAACTTTTCTACCTGCAGCATATCCTCTATTTTCCATAGGCATATCATTAGTCATTCTAGTATTCATACCCATACTAAAAGTTTTTCTAACATAATCTTTATTAGATTGAGCTTCAGTTTTAGTCATCTTGCCGCCAGACATACCACCTTTAGTAGTCATTTTTCCACCAGCATAACCGCCTTTATTTTTCATTTTCTTCATAATAAGTACCTTTATTTTTTAGCTACAGTTTTTTTCTTAGCTGTAGTTTTTTTTGTTGTTTTTTTCTTAGCTGGTTTTTTACCACCAACATAAGCTTCGTTGATATCTGGAGTAGATAGGTCATCTGCAACAAGTTGACCTTTGTCATTTCTTGCTCTGTCACCATTCATTTCAGCACACTTGCGTTCTGCATCTTTTAAATCAGGGTCTGGACCAAATATAGGTCTGTAGATTCCATCTTCATCTAATCTTAGAACTTTGTATTCTGCTGGAAATTGTCCAGTTTCTGATATTACAAATTGTTTAATCATAATTAATTCCTATTAATCAGAATATACTTTTGTCATCTCTAAAGTAATAGAGTAAGTATCTCCTGAAGAGTGTCCTTTTGTAGTAAATAGAATATCTCCATTTTTACCACTACCTGCGTTATTTGGAAGTCCGCCAAAATCAGCAAAATCCATATGTCCATTACTACTTTCAGCTAATTCTACTAATAAAACATTAGTAGTAGCATTTAAAAATAGTTGAACAGACATACCAACAATAGCATGGCTAATACGATTTACTCTAACTTCTGAACAAGCTACGCCTGCTGCATTAGAAGTTAAAGCAGATACATCTACCTTCGCTACTGCGGATTCTCCCGAGCCATCGCTGACATTAGTAAACTTAATAACACAATTTCTTTCACCATCAATAATAGTTTGTGATGTTACTGCGTCTGCCATAATTTACTCCTAGCTTAAATTCATCATAATTAGTGAGTATTCTGTATTTGCTGATACAGCCATTACATCACCAACTTCCATTAACACGTTATCTGTTGCTGGAGCTACACCACCTGCTGTACCACCTGAACGAACTGCTGCATTACCTACAACTAAAGTTCCTACAGTTAATAAAGCTGCTGGTCCTGATATAACTGCCCAACCAAAATAATCGGCTGTAAGGTCAATTACCGTAGCACCCATTAATGCACCTGTTTCTGCTGCTGGTGCAACAATAAGGTCATTTGAAGGGTCTGCTAATAAAGTTAATTGTGAATTTGTTGTTAAAGCAGTTGCTAATGCATCGTAACAAGTAATTACTATTGAAGGGTCTGCTGAATGGTCATGTGCTGGATTAGATTTAACTCTAAGCATTTGTCCTTCACCATTTACATCGTTTACCCAAAGATAACCACCTGCATATTGATTTAAAGTAATATCAGTACCGCCTGTTTCTACAGATATTGCTGTTTCACCTGCTGCTACTGCTGCTGTTGCTGCCATATTTGCATGGTCAGAAACTACTGCTGGTTGTTGTAAAAGTTTACCTGCTGTTACTGCTGTTCCACCGATACCAACATAACGATATACGTTGTTACCATAAATCATTTTAGAACCTAGTGGAAATAAAGCTGTTGCACTTTCTGCATAAGGATTAGCTGTACCATATTGGCTTCCGCTTTTACCTATAATTAAGTCAGATGGTCCAACTCCTGTAGCTGCTGCATATTGAATATGTGCACCATCATCAGTATAAATATTGCCGTCTGCATTAATTACTAAACCATCAGTAATTGCACCCGTGCTTGAATTTGTATCTATGGTTTTAAAACCATTTTCAGACCTTACTGGTCCATTGAATGTTGTGTTAGCCATTGTTTTCTCCTAAAAGAAATAATTTATCATCTTGGCAAAGTCTGCTAGGGCAGTTGATAAATTGATTAATAAAAATACCTAGATTTATAATATAACATAAAAAAAAGGGGAGCGTATGCTCCCCTTAAAGTTCTTACGAACTACCTGGTGAACCAAAAATACCTAGTGGGTCAGATACGCCGAAAGAATATCTTTCTCTCGCTTTATATCTAACATTACCAGTATCAAAGTCTCCATCCATAGTAGTAGTCATAGGAGCTCTAACAAAATGCTTCATTCCGTCAGGAACATCAGTAGTGATAAAGAAAGCATTAGTATCAGTTAAATAATGATTAACTGAATAACCTTCTGGAATCACTCCATTAGTTTTGACCGCATTTATGTCATTGTCAGCAGTTCCTACTCTGTAGTCACTTTGTAACAATCTAGTTGCTACAAACTGCAAGTCAGAAGGAATAATTAGCTTCCTAGCTTTTGCTGCAATTTTTAGACCTCTTTCATCTGTCCACTTGCCTATTTGAATGATTGCATCTTCTAAAGATGTTTCATTTAAATCTGCTGCAACAGATGGTCTATTACTATTTGTGCCACCGTTTACAAGCGGGTGAGCTGTGCTAAATAAAGCAACGCCGTCCCCTGAAGTAAATGCAGTTGAGAATCCATTATTTAATGGAAAAGCTGATTTTACTTGTTTTGTATAAGACATAGCACGGGCTAATGCTTTAGTGTATCTAGCTGATACAGAGACATAGAGGTTATCCTCCATTGCTTCTTCTGTAATGCTGAATCCTAAACCAATAGTTTCATGCGTGTATCTAGCGACAAAAGACTCTTGTGCTGAATCATAAGTGATTGCAGAACCTTCATCTTTTACTGGAGCTGCTCCAAAACCAGATAACTTTAATTCTTCTTCAAAACTTCTTTCAGAATTTTCAGTTACATAGATTTCTTCGTGCTCGTTTTCATAACGATTATATTCTTCGCCGAATAATGCGTTAAGACCAGGTAAGAGTTGTTTTAACTCATTAGCTCTTGATATAGCTGCCATAATTTACTCCTTAACCTATACCTGTTGTATTTAACAACTGGTGTCCAACATTAAACATTACTAGTACATCAGTAAACTCGTCTCCAACTGCACTATCAGGACCATCGACAAAATCGACAATCTTTAATGGTAGTGTAGCTGTTGTAGCTGCTGTTGATATACCAACCGTATTTTTGCTAGTACCGATTGCTGTACTTCCTGCAGTTTGCACAATGTTACAGTTTTTTCCTAAATCGTCTAGGTTAGCTGAACCATTGCATTGCATTTGCATTAGTATGAAAGGGTCTGTAGCAACATATGCCACAATATCGTCCGAAGCTATAGAAGCTGTGAACATTTGATTGGGCGTGAATTGCCCTGTAGTAGGGTCGGTGTAAGCACATCCAAGAAAAACACCAATAGGTGTTAAAGCCGAAGTACCAGTGTCTTTTTCAACAGTAGTATTTGGATTTCCGTCAGCCCACTTAACAATATCGCCATAGAATATGCTAGTAGCATATGCATTTTTGATTTTGTAATGAGTAACTTTTCCTTGATAAGGGCTTCCAACGATAGTACCAACAGGTCTGCTCCCAAAGGGAGTTGCACTTGATGACATAATTGTCTCCTTATTTAATTAATAAAATAAGATACTATGAATCTTTACCAAACGTGGTTCGAGATTTTCTTTCAAACACTTGTTTCGTAGCCATCCTAGAATCTTGGTCTTTAAAATATGTGTTATCTACTGATTCCAGTTGAGACTCTGCTAAGTTATCAAAGTATTCGTCTCTAGCTTTCGCTTTTTCTGCTGGCATCTTACATAACAGTTGCCCACCAATTTCAACATTACCTTTAACTGACCATTCTGAGTTATGGTCCATCATATGAATTTGTAATTCTGGATGGTCCTCTAACCTACATGGCTCCCAACCTTCTCTAAACTTTCTAGATACATTAGGATTATCAGCTTGACCTAAAAGGCTAGTTCTAATATACCTAAATACCCATCCTGCTTGTTCGGTAGGTGCTGGTAAATTTGATGGATTTTCCCAGCTTTGTATACGCTGAGAAGCCTCTCGGCTTTCTATTTCCCTAGGGGTACGCTCTGCTACTTTTTCTTCACTAGCAGTTTCAAGTTCTTTATTATCTTTATCAGACATATTAAGACTCCTTTAATAGTTGGTTTGCATACTGCTCTGGAGTTATATTAAGACGCTTTGCGAGGGCGACTTGGCTCTGAGTCAGATGAATTTTGCGAGGTGGTTTACCGCTATTCCTCGTGGCGGGTGCAACAGGATTAATAACCTGTCGTTTTGGTGTTTCCGCAACTACTTCTGTTTCATTAGAAGCTACATTTTGGACACCGAAAAAGTTTGGATATTCATTACGCATATATTTATCTACTTCTGCGTAATATTTTGGTGAGTCTTGTTCAGGTAATACTCCCTGATTACGAAGTCTCTTATCAATAGTTAAGGCATAAGAAGTCATTTCTTGGTGTTCTGGTACTGTACTCATAAACCAAGGATTTTTGTTTGACCAATTATCCATATCTGGGTCTGGTTGTTTTTCAACTTGTTGTTGTTGAACTGGCTCTACATATTGAGATGCAATATTGTTTTGCATTGTTTGTGCATAATTACCAGCTTGTTGTTCTGCTAAAGTTGCCTGTGCTAATTCTGCTTGTGAAGCAGCCATTACATCAGCATCCCCTTCTTCGTATGCTTTTTTAAATTTTTGTTGTGCGTTATATTTTGCCCATTGTGCATTATTAAGTGCTTGTTGGTTTAAAACATCTCCGCCTTGAGTAACTACATTTTTTAGTTTCTCATTTTCAGACATTAAATTCTTTAATACCTTTGTAGCCTCTTGAGACTCTCTTAAAGCTTGTTCTTTAGCTCTACGCTCTTCATGGTACTCATATTTAATTTTACTGATTCTGTCGCCAGCTCTTTTACTATAGTCTGTAATTTCTTTATCAACTGTTTCATCGTCAACAGGTGCTTCATTTGTTTCTACTTTGTCTGGTCTTATATCTTCAGGAGGTCTATCATCAACGACTTCTATTTCTACTTCATTATTAGAAGAAGTATTTACCTCATTAGCAACTCCAAAAAATTTATCTTCTGAAGATTGTACTGAAACTGGTTCTGCGTTTGTATCAATTACTTGTTCAATGCTCTCACTCATGCTCTAACTACTCCTGTTGGGTCATCGACAACTGCTTCCACAGTATCGTCATTAATTAAACGAAACTCTTTCCCATACATTTTCATGCGAGTGCCTGAATAAGCTCTAAATATTACCCAATCACCTTCTTTGCACCAAGGTCCTGTTGGGAACCTTTTAGAATCACCATAAGCTTCAGTGCCTAGTTTAAGAACAAACCCACAAATATTTGAAGTTTCTTCATCTACTATCGTTTTGCTAGCTTTAATAATTCCGCCATCTGTCTTTTCTTGAGCTTGTGGCATTGCAAC